ATAAACGGAAGGTAGGCACTATTAAAAGTGCCGCTAAACCAGTTCCTAAACCAGTTATTAATGAGGCTAGAGAAGCTCGTATTGGCCCTTCAAAGAACTTAACAAAGAGTTTTGAAGCGACTAAGGAGCTTAGAAAAACATCAGGTGATCCCACTGCTAGAGTTGATGTGTTTAAGACCCCTGCTGATTTCTCTGCTGGCGTTGATAGGGCTAAGTCTAGAGGTCCAAGTCCATTAGATGTTAAGGCTACCTTTGGTGCTGTTGGGGATCTTAATGCAGATCAGGTTGCTGCTAATGTTGCTGGGCGCAGTGGCCTTAATGTTAGGAACATGGGTCAACTAGCTACTAGGGCTAGGGTTGGTCAGTTACCGGCGGGGGATGTAATGATTCCTAGTGTTGGTAGTGTTGCTTTGAATGTAGCAAACATTGCTGGCAAGAAAGCTGCTTCTAATATTATGAGAACCATTGCTTCTGACGCCCCTACTATGAAGGATGGCAAAGTCACTTATGGCACTAAGTTAGTTACTGACAAAGGTACAGGTGCTGCAACTAAGTTTGGTGACATTCAAGGTTATGTGAAAGGTGGTCGATACACAGGCAGAGGCGATTACAGCCCTGACTTATTGGCTGGGGGTGCAGTATTGGAAACTGTGCGTGACAAGCCACAGAAAGATGAAAGCCCTGATCCAGCCCCCCCTCCCAAGATTGAGGATGAACCAGAGGTTGTGGTTGACGCCGATATGGGTACGTTGACAACCAAGCGGCGTAGAGGTAGTGGACGTAAAGGTTCTTTTGGCACAAGATCCTCGTTAGTCAATCTTAGAAGCCTTGGCAAAAAGTAATGGCACCAAAGACACCAGCATGGACAAGAAAAGAAGGTCAGAACCCCAAAGGTGGTCTCAACGCTGCCGGACGCGCCTCTTACAAAGGCGGGACACTCAAGGCTCCAGTAAGGTCGGGGGACAACCCACGCAGGGCATCGTTCCTTCAACGGATGGGGAATATGAAAGGGCCGGAGAGGGACGAAAAGGGGGAACCAACTCGTCTACTTCTAAGCCTTAGAGCTTGGGGTGCTAGCAGCAAAGCCGAAGCAAGACGCATTGGTGCTGCTATATCTCGTAGAAACAAGGCTAAGAAAGGAAAAGCGTAATGAAGAAAAAATCATTAATGTCACGCAAATCATCAAGATCACCCACATTGCAAGCTGTTGCCCTTAGAAGAGCCGCTAGTGAAATTGATAAGTTTGATAAAGGCGAAGGCAAAGATCTTAGCAACGCAGAAGCAGAACGTCGACGTGCTGCTATTCTTAAGAAGTTTATTGGCTCCACTCGCGGCCCAATGCAACAATTTATGAAAGGTAATTAAATGCCAAACGTAATGGGAAAGAAGTACGCCTACACACCAGCGGGTAAGAAGAAAGCCAAGAAAGCTGCTAAGTCTTTGCTAACTGCAAAACAAAAGACACTGCCAAAGGCAATGCAGAAAAAGATTATTGATTCAAAGATGAAGCAAGCATGAGATGGCAGTTTACTGACGGCACTCCTTATGAGGGTCCAACGATTCAAATGCCTGACGGACGCACTCTGTCAGGCGCAACCTATATGCCTGACTCACGCCGAGTAATACTTATGGAGGTCAAAGATGGCGGTCAACGAAGCGGGGAACTACACGAAACCCAAGCTAAGAAAGAGCCTGTTCAACAAAGTAAAGCGCGAGGCAAAGGGCGGCGCAGCGGGTCAGTGGTCAGCAAGAAAAGCACAAAGGCTAGCCCTTCTGTATAAGAAGGCTGGCGGCGGGTATACAAACTAATGGCACTCGCGGATTCACAAAAGTCGCTTAGACGCTGGACTTCACAAAAATGGAAAACCAAATCTGGTAAACCATCTACTCAGGGCAAAGAAGCTACTGGTGAACGATACCTCCCTGCGTCTGCCATAGCTGCCCTGAGTGACGAAGAGTATCGCCGCACCACCAGAGCGAAGCGGGCAGCGATACGAAAAGGTAAGCAATTCGCCAAGCAACCAAAGGATGTTGCTAAAAAGGCAGCAAGTTATAGATGAGTTTCTTACACACTTTGAAGCCAGAAGAACGTGAGGTTCTGAGGCGTGTGGTTAAAAAGGTACATCTTTGTCACCACCCAGAAGAGTTTTGTACCGACTATGAGGCTGATAAAGTCATCGCCTCCATAGGGCCGGAGATAGTTGAACGCATGATTAAGTTTGGTAAGGACCACAAGGTTGACCAACTTTAAGTACAAACCTGATGGCGATACATTAAAAGCATTTATGAAAGATGATACATTCTTTCGTGGCATCCGTGGACCAGTAGGCTCTGGCAAATCTGTTGGCTGTTGTGTCGAGGTGTTTCGCAGAGCATTGCAACAAGAACCAAATAAGGCTGGCATAAGGCGAAGCCGGTGGGCTATCATTCGTAATACAAACCCACAGCTTAGAACAACTACAATAAAAACTTGGCTTGACTGGTTTCCAGAAGAGCAATGGGGCAAGTTTATGTGGTCTGTTCCATACACACATAATATTAAACAGGCTGACTTAGAGCTTGAAGTTATCTTCCTAGCCCTTGATCGACCCGAAGATGTCAAAAAACTTCTGTCCCTAGAACTAACTGGCATCTGGATCAATGAGGCTAGGGAGGTGCCAAAGTCTATTATTGATGCGTGTACTATGCGTGTTGGTCGATTCCCTTCTATGCGTGAAGGTGGTCCTAGTTGGTCAGGTGTAATTGCTGACACCAATGCACCGGAAGAAGATCACTGGTGGCCTATCATGTCTGGCGAGGTGCCAATCCCTGACCATATTCCTCAAGAGCAAGCGCGTATGTTGGTTAAGCCTGACAATTGGAATTTTTATGTGCAGCCATCAGGAATGTTAGAAAAGACTGATGAGCAAGGAGTAGTTCTTGATTATGGGACTAATCCTTCTGCTGAGAACGCAAAGAATATGCTCAAAACTTATTATACAAATTTGGTTCGTGGTAAGACAAAAAGCTGGATTGATGTCTATGTAATGAATAGGCTTGGCACAATCCAAGAAGGAAAGCCTGTATATCCTATGTTTGTAGCTGACACTCACATAGCCAAAGAAGAAATACCAATTGCTGCTGGTGTTCCATTATACATTGGCATCGACTTTGGTTTGACTCCTGCTGCTGTATTCGGTCAGAAGGTTAGGGGCAGATGGCTAATACAGTCAGAGATTGTTGCTATTGATATGGGCATTGTTCGTTTTGCCGAGATGCTGCGCCAAGAAATTGCTACTAGGTTTGATGGTCTTGATGTGCATATCTTTGGTGATCCTGCTGGTGACTTCCGCGCACAGACTGATGAAAGCACACCGTTTCAGATACTCAGAGGTGCTGGACTCCGCGCACAACCAACTCATAGTAACTCGGTAGATTTACGCCTAGAAGCTGTATCATCTAACCTAAACAAGATGGTCGAGGGTAAACCAGCGTTTATGATTGATCGCCGCTGCCCTACACTTATCAAAGGATTTGAAGGCGGATATAGTTACAAAAGGTTACAAGTGTCTGGTGAGAGGTTTGATGACAAGCCAGATAAGAATATGTACTCTCACATACATGACGCCTTGCAGTATCTAATGCTAGGTGCTGGTGAAGGTAGACAGTTAATATCGGGGCAAAAGCCTCTTAGAGCCTTTAATGCGAAAGCTGAGTTTGATGTGTTTGCTAGAAAGCAGAAACAACCAAAGCGGCAAGGATTATGGGCAAGACTTTGATTTGTGCGTTGCGCTATGCAGCAAATTATGTTTAGGAATAACCTTTAGCCAAGGAGGTTCATATGTGTATAGGCCGTGGTCCAAGCACACTTTCTCTTGATCCAAGCGTCAAAGCTGAACAGGAAGCTCAAAAGGCTAAAGCTATGGAAGAAAAGAAAACTGCAAAACAAGATGCACTTGAGCAAACTGTATCTGAGATGCGCCGTGGGCGTGGTCGAAGATCACTTATCTCTGGCTCTGGTGGTGGCATGGGTTACTACAATGAGTATAATCAATGATTACATACACTGATTCAGACATGGGAGCTACAGGCGGTGACGATAAGGTTGCTGCTATGTATTTAAAAAAATACGATAAAGCCAAATCTCTTAGAGAAAACTTTGTTCCTTTGTTTGAGGAGTGTTATGAATATGCTCTGCCTCAGAGGGAATCATTTTATTATGAAACTATTGGACAGCGTAGAGACGATAAGATCTTTGATGAAACAGCGGTGGTTGGCGTTCAAGAGTTTGCCTCGCGCTTGCAGCAAGGCTTGGTTCCGAACTTTGCACGTTGGGCTGATTTTCGTGCGGGATCAGAGATTCCTTCCGGCGAGCGTGACTCGGTGGATAATGAACTCGATGAGGTAACTGACTATGTTTTTGAGGTTATTCAAAACTCTAACTTTGGTCAGGAAGTACACGAGTCCTTTATGGACCTTGCCGTTGGTACTGGCGTCCTGTCCGTTGCCGAAGGAGATGCTATAAATCCTGTAGTGTTTTCAGCCATTCCACTACCACATGTTGTGTTAGATTCTGGTCCTGATGACAAGATAGACCATGTGTTTCGTGAACGTCAGGTTAGAAACTCTGACATACCAAACATGTATCCAAAGGCTAAGATTAGTAAGAAACTCAAAGAACGAATTGATAGACAGCCAGACGAGCGTATTAAAATTCTTGAGGTTGTATGCAAAGATTATTCTATAAAAAATCAAGATGCACATTTATTCTTTGCTATTGAGTGCAATACTAAAGAGATAATTCGTCAGGAGAAGTATCAAGGTGTGGGGTCAAATCCTTTTATTTGTTTCCGCTGGTCTAAGTGCAGCGGAGAAACATACGGACGAGGACCGCTTATCAACGCCTTATCAGCAATTAAAACCACCAACCTCACCATTGAACTTATCCTTGAGAACGCGCAGATGGCAATCTCAGGTATCTATCAAATGGAAGATGATGGGGTAGTAAACCCTGATACAATCAATTTGGTTCCGGGAACGGTTATACCAAAGGCTACAGGCTCTAGGGGGCTTGAGCCTATTCGCGCAGCGGGTTCGTTTGACGTAGCAAATCTTGTGTTGTCTGATATGAGGCTTAACATCAAGAGGGCTTTGTATAATGATATGCTTGGTAATCCTGACAGAACCCCAGCTTCTGCAACAGAAGTTGCAGAGCGGATGGCAGATCTGTCACGCCGTATTGGTTCTGCTTTTGGAAGGCTCCAAGCTGAGTTGGTACAACCTGTTTTACAGCGCGTAGTGTATATCCTAAAGAAACAAGGACGCATCGAACTTCCTACAATTAATGGCAGAGAGGTTAAGGTTCGTTCTGTATCGCCACTTGCACAGGCACAGGCTAACCAAGATATTTCCTCCGTTGCGCGTTGGCTTGAGCTTGTGCAGGGCAGCTTTGGTCCAGAGGTTATGAACCTTCTTATTAACTCAGAAGATACTGCGGCATACCTAGCTAAGAAGTTTGGTGTACCCGACACACTGATCCGCGACCTTGAGGAACGCAGACAAATGATGGCTATGGCACAGCAGATGGCTATGCAGCAGCAGATGTCTCAACCTCAAGGGGGGGAAATGATTGAGCCGCAACAATAATGTCTATCTAGGATTAGATGGATTTCAACGCGACAAAGTAGATGACTCAAAGATTAGCTTAAATATAGCAAGTCTATTCTCCGGCCCTTCTGGTCAAGAAGTGTTGAGTTATCTAAGGTCTATTACCATAGAACAAGTTAATGGCGCAGGGGTGTCCGATGCGGAACTGCGTCATATGGAAGGACAGCGATATATCGTTGGCCTCTTAGAATCACGCATCCGTCACGCACATAGGGTTAAAAACAATGAATGAAGAAGTAGCAGAAGCAACTGAAGATAGTGGCGTTGTTACCGAAGGTGGTGATCCGTTACTGCAACAAGACGCTGGTAGACCTGAGTGGCTGCCACAAAAGTTTAACTCACCAGAAGATCTGGCTAATGGGTATACAAATCTAGAAACAAAGCTGGGTCAGAAGGAAGAAGAAGTACGCGCTGCTGTTATGCAGGAGATTGAAAGCCAAGCATTTGAAAATCGCCCAGCAGAAGTAGGTGACTATGAGTTGCCCGAAGGCTTTGATGTAGAAATGGCTGATGGAAATGAGTTGCTAACATGGTGGGCAAACACAGCATTTGAAAACGGATACAGCAACGATGAGTTTCAAGAGGGCATCAATATGTATATGAACGCTCTTAATGCTGATGTGCCTGATTATGATGCTGAACTCTCAAAGCTAGGTGACAATGCTTCTGCAAGAACAGAAGCTGTTAGTCTGTTTGCTAATCAGTTTTTTACTGAAGAGCATCTAGGAGCAATCGAGCGTATGTGTGAAACCGCAGATGGTGTGCTTGTGCTTGAGCATATTATGGAAAACATGAGACAAGATGGCCCATCTGGGACTAGCATCCCTGCTGCACAAACAAGCGAAAATGAATTAAAACAAATGATGCTTGATCCAAGATACCATGATCCAACAAGAAGAGATCCTGTTTTTATTCAGCAAGTAGAGGATGGATTCAAACGTCTTTATGGCTAAAGAGTTTGTACGAGTTGGTCGGCTTTCGTTAATAAAAAGTCGGCCATATGATGCTGAATCTATAGCAGATGAATTGCGATTGCATGATCTGCGTGAGTGTTTAATACATGGGCTACAACCATTAGAGGCTCTTACTGAACCGTTTGCTATAGATGGCGCACATACATACACATTAATGTTAGATGAAACGCCCATAGGCATGTGCGGCACTGTTCCAATTGAGGACAGTGGTGCAAGAGTATGGTTACTCGGCACTCACGGAATCACAAATAACTTTCGCCCCTTCTTGCGTGGCTGCACAGAAACTATTGCACTCTTGCAGAACGGATATGAATACATAGAAA